AATCAATTGTAGCTTTGATTCTTTTGATTTCATCCAAATGTGGTGAACCTACAATGCTAATAACTCTTTCATTTAGATTCTTTGCAGTTTCTACTTGAATAGATGTATTTGTAACTTGTTGTAGTGAATATTGAATACCTTGAGCTAACACTGCAGTTTGTATTCTTTTACCCTTATCATTTTTGACTAATTCATCAGACGTAGTATCTATTTTCTTTTCTTGTTTGGCAATTGCATCTTGTGCGACACTTACTTGTTTGCCAGGAATAACTGCGGTAGAACAACCAGTTAAAAATAGTATAAATACGGTTAGTGTGAGAAACTTTTTCATATTAATTATAAATATTACTTTTTATAATTAAACAATTATAAATTTAATCTTTAGAAAGCGGAATAGAAGATTTTAGATTTCTTTCTGTTTGTCCACGTATAACATCAAAGTATTGTAATAATCTATTTAAAATATTATCTGCAATGTGTTCAAACCAATCTTCTGGATCTTCTGGCTTATAATCCACAATACTTAAACCAGCATGAAGTGATTTTAGATTATCTTTTTGAAATTCTTGTTTTATAAATTTTATTAAATCTTTTTTTAACTGTTCTCTATGATTTATTATGAAAATTTCACACAATTGTTCTTTATAACTTACTTTTACAGGAGCTTTACCTTTACCACCACTACCTTTTTCTCCTCTGCCTGCTTTATTTTGAGCTGATTTCTTTCTTTTTACCCAATTTGCAATAGCTTTTTTACCACCCTTAGATCTTAATCTAGCTACATATTTCTTACCTAAACACGCACTATAACTACTACCTTTCTTAGCATCACCACATTTGCCTGCTTTTTTACCTGTACTGTCATATCTATCCCACCCGCCACCAGAACTACTACCTACACCACCTTTACCAAACCATCTACCAAGACCACTGTCCGCATAAATTTCTTCAATTTTTTCAATTAATTGTTCTTCAAGGATTTTTTCCGGTCTATTCATAATCAAGTATAAATATAACATGATTATATTAAATTTTAATATTTATTTGAAAGATATTTATGGCAACTTTGTACAAAAATACAGCAAGAAGTGATATAGGAACCACATTTGAGACAATATATACTGTTCCTGTAAATTCAACTTCAATACTAAAATCAATCTATTTTTCAAACAAAACTGATGTTGAGTTACAATTTGATTTGGTAATTACTATAGATGATTTGGACTTTTATTTGTCAAGACAAACAACTTTGCTTCCTCAATGTACAGTTATTATTGATAAAGAAATAAATATGTTATCAAGAAATTTACTAAAAGTTAAAACTAATACTGGAACTGTAGATGTGTTTGCTAGCATAACTGAACTAACATAATATGTCAGATTTTAAATACATTGGAAAAAATATAGTATGTGAACCCTATACGTTTAGGAGTTCTATTACCGCTTCAAATATTAGTGCCAGTGGTACAATTTTTGCAAAAAGATATGTTGGTTATATTGATAGCTCTAGTATATCAATATCATCTTCATATGCTTTAAGTGCTTCATATGCTTTAACTTCAAGTTACGCATTAACGTCTTCATATGCTTTAAGTGCTTCATATGCTTTAACTTCAAGTTACGCATTAACGTCTTCATATGCATTATCATCTAGTTATGCAGACACCGCTTTGAGCAGTGCATTTGCATATTCAAGCAGTTTGGCAGCAACGGCTAGTTATTTTTCAGGAAGTATATCTGATGCTATAAATTCTATTTATTCAGTATCAAGTAGTTATTCATTAACTGCTTCATACGCACTAAATGCTGGTAGTGGTACTATATTAATAACGGGATCTACTTATCCAATTACCGCAAGTTGGGCAGAGTATGTAATTAGTTCTTCATATTCATTAACCAGTTCATTTAGTCAAACTGCATCAAGTGCTTTAAGCGCTTCATATGCATTAACCAGTTCATTTAGTCAAACTGCATCTGTTTCTTTATTATCAAATGTTGATAAAATAAATGATAATAGTACCTATTATGTTACATTTGTTAATAATACAGGCAGTAACGTTGCTTTAAAAACTGACGCAGATATTTTATCTTATAATCCCGCAAATAATAGATTAACTCTGGGTAATACAAGCGGATCATTAATAATCAGTAATGATAATCCTATAAATCCAAATTATATATACTTATCAAGTGAACAAAATGCGGCAGGAGGTCATGCCCAACTTCAAGTTGGTAATCCAATATCTAATACTACAGCATCATTTGTAGTTGGTCAAAGTCAATTTATAGTTGCAACAGGACAACCTAATGCAAACGTTGTTACAAGTTTAGTTACAACCATCACTAACACAACAGATAATAATGGATTAACATATAATAATGGTGCATTAATTGTAGATGGTGGTGTTGGTATTGGCGGTAATTTATTCATAGATGATAATTTATATGTAATAGGATCAACATTTTTACGTAGTAATTTGATAATTAACGGAAATGTTACTGCTAGTTCATACACATCAAGTATAATTAATGACGTTGGATTCTTAGGTACCGCAAGTTGGGCAAAAAATGTTATAACATCAAGTTATGCATTTAACGCATTAACCAGTTCATTTGCAAATTCAAGTAGTTATTCAATTAGTTCAAGTTATGCAGACACCGCTTTGAGTAGTGCATTTGCATATTCAAGCAGTTTTGCAGAAACAGCTAGTTATTTATCAGGTACCGCATCTAATGCATTAAGTTCAAGTTATAGTTTAACTGCTTCATATGCACTAAATGCTGGTAGTGGTACTACATTAGTCACTGGTAGTTATTATCCAATTACTGCAAGTTGGAGTTTATATTCTGAAACTGCAAGTTATTTTGGTGGCAGTGTTATATCATCAAGTTATAGTTTAACCAGCAGTTATAGTTTAACCAGCAATTCATCATCATACGCTTTAACCGCATCATATGTTGCAAATGTAAGTAGTAACGCAATAACCAGTCCAGATTCACAAACAAGTATTACCGTAAATAATAACAGTATCAGTGCAAGTTTGTCTGGTTCACAAATATTGACTGTAACTACACAAACCATTACATCATCACAAAACGGTTTAAGTAGCTTTGAATTAAATGGTAGATTGTCCGCATCCAATGTTAATGTAGGTGTTCCAAGTGACAGTTATCCTTGGGGAACATCATTAATTGGTTCATATTTTTCAACTTGGAACACCAATACTAATGTGTCTGATATTTTAAGATTCTTTGCCGGCGCACTTAGTGCAAGTTATCCTACGCCATCTCCAAATACAAAAACTTTTGCAAGTATTACTACAACAAGTACTCTTGGATCAACGATTGCAATTAATGGAAGAGTGCCAACTGGGTCTACTAATACAAATATAAATTATTTACAACCACTTGGGTGGGCAACAGTTGGTTCTACAATATTTAGCGGATACACTTTTAGAGGCGGTACAAATTATCTTTCTTACGGAAGTAATACTGGTGGATCTACCACTGTAAGTTCAAGTTTAGGATCAAGTGCATTTGGGTTGGGTCAATTAACAAATGGATCTATAACTCCTGTACGTTTAAGTGGATCATTCTCATTAACATTTGCATCAAGTAGTGTAGGAACAGTAAATTATACAAATACTTCATCTGTATTATTGACTCAAGCATCCATAAATACATCTGTACCAACTGTTGCAGTTCCAATATCTTTAAATTCTATACCATCAGCAAATACCGCCGTCATACCAGCAGTATATCAAGATGGTTATTTTAACAATTTTACAGGATCAAATTTAACAAACAGTGTAAGTCTATCATCCGTTAATAGTAGTGGTATATACATATTAATAGGAACAGTTGGTGTTAATTCTGGCAGTTCACCTTATACATTTTATACAGGTACAAATACTACAGTTAACTATACTCCATTAACTGATGCAAGTTTTTCAACCAATACTATAACATCACCAAATAGTACAATCACCGCATCTAATGCTGTTTCTAGAAGTTTAAGCGGAGTTCCATATTTAACAACTGGGTCTACTTACAGATACACAGTAACCGCAAGTGGTGCATTTAATCCATTATATGTTAATGGAACAGTATCTACAGTAAATATACCATCAAATAATTTAGGACTTGTTACTTCAAATGTCACCACTCTTACAACAAATCCAACAATACAAACAACAGGAGTTGTTAAATCATCAGATTATACAATAACCAGAACAGTTGGATCATATCCATTTGAATCTGATGTAATTGTATTTGATGTAACAATGCGGGCGAATGCAACAACAAATACTGTTGCCCAAAGTGGATCATCTATATCAACATTCACTGTAAACAATACAACTAACAATAGAGCTGGTAGTGGTACAACCATAGGCAGTCAAACAGTAAGTATTCATATTGCTGGTTCATTTGGACAACCAGCATCAAGTGGTAGTTTGTTGTATTATGGTAGACCTGAAGGTTATGTTGGATCTACTTTAACATTTAGTTCACAATCTTTAAGTCCAGGCGCAAATAATGAAACATTTGTTGATGAAGAATATAGAATGGTTTTAAATGATGGATTATTATCTTTTAATGGTACTTCATCAAATAGTTCATCTTATTTAACATCCAGAGATCTTCAAGTAAAACCTGGGTATTTAGTGGACTCTGGTGGAATTTATAGATATTGGTATCCATCTGGATATGGTACAACTTACAAATATTATATAAGAAGATTTAAGACGACTGTGGTAGTAAATTCCTTGAGAATAACTTTAAGTGGAAATACTACATTGGTTGGATGGAATTCTACTACATCCGGTATGTCAGTTGCTTTATTATTTGAAAGTGGATGTACTCCAACATATACAAACTGTAGATTATATGATGTGTCTAATACAGGACAAAATTTGATAACTAGTAATGTAACACCAACAGATTCTATTACCAGTGGAACAAATCCATTTGGTTCAAATATTGATCTTTACGGAAACAATGGTACTGGAGCAAGTAATAGTGGCGGAGTGATTGTGTTTCCAATGAGAACAGCAGATGGGGCAGTGCTAGATAATACAAATACATCAAAAGATGAAGTATATGTATTAATAAGATACAACGGATCATCAACTACTCCCATAACCAATATAAAAATAGAAAAACTATCATAAAATATGGCATTTGATCTCTTAACAAAAGTAGCTAGATTAATCATTGGTCGTAGATATACAAGTACTGATTTGGGTGATTCCCAAGAAGCATTTACTTCTACAATCCAAGTGGATTCTAGTGAAGTATGGTCACAAGCCAGTTCAATACCATCATCAAATTTACCATATTCATCCAGTGCAAATCCTGGTGATATTGTTACAAGTGGAAGTATAAAATTTTGGTATAGATGGCCATTAACGGTTGCAAATAATACCGCAACAGCAAATTCAGTATGGTACTTATCATCTCCATCTGGTTCAACATCAGGTATAGGAAGTCAACTAATTGATTCAGGCCAGCAAATAAATTTCATAAGCCCAAAATATTCAATACCATCATTGGGCGGCAGCGTAACAGATGGTACAATAAATGGTGGTACTACTGGATACAATATAACATTATTTACTTCAAGTAATGGAGTTAACTTCGGTTATGTTAATCCAAATACTATTCCATATGCATTTGATTACAAAACAGGTGTAGTACAATTTACATCCACTCCAATTTCAAGTGGAAGACTTTATGCAACTGTATATCAATACATTGGTCAATCTGTAAAAGATGATTTACTTAATATAACATCCTCAGTCAGTGCATCATATGCTTTAACTGCTTCATATGCACTTAATAGTACAGGCGGTGGTACATTATTAGTAACAGGTAGTACTTATCCAATTACTGCAAGTTGGGCAGAGTATGTAGTTAGTTCAAGTTATTCTTTAACCGCTTCATATGCATTAACCAGTTCATTTAGTGAAACTGCCTCAAGTGCTTTAAGCGCTTCATATTCAAATACAAGCAGTTATAGTATTACTTCAAGTTATGCATTTACATCAAGTTATGCATCTACAGCTTTAAGTAGCGCATTTGCATATTCAAGCAGTTTGGCAGAAACAGCTAGTTATTTTTCAGGAAGTATATCTAACGCTATTTCTGCCATCAGTTCAAGTTATTCTCTGTCAGGCAGTTATGCATTAACTGCTTCATATGCATTAAATGGAGGTTCTGGTGGGGGAGGTATATTTGTTACTACATCAAGTATAATTGATATTAACATATCCTCTTCTGTTGATAAATTTGTAACTGATGGTGTAACTAACACATATACATTAACTTTATCATCAACTAATCCAAATGACTTATTAGTATTTTTAGACGGACTTGAACAAGAACCAACAACAGATTATACGGTATCAGGTACAACCTTCACAATGATATCAATTCCACCTGCAAATTTGGAATTGGAAGTAAGAAAATTTTATAGTACGGCAACAATCAGCATAATAACATCATCATTAAATGCACAATATTTTACTGGGGATGGTGTAACTACACAATATTCATTAACGGGAAGTGTATCAAATGATTATGATGTATTGGTAAGTTTTGATGGTTTAATACAAAAACCTACATATGATTATACTATAACAGGATCAATTCTGAACTTTACTAGTGCTCCCCCAACAAACATTGACGGTGAAATTAGATATTTAATGGCATCTACAACTGGATTAATTAACGGAACCAATGTGTCCTCTAGTTACGCTTTAACTTCAAGTTATGTAAATACATTAAATCAAATAGTAATATTATCACAAGTTTCATCTTCATTGAATTTTGTAAATGATACCACAGCTGCTGCTGGTGGAGTACCACTTGGCGGATTATATAGAAATGGAAACGCTATACAAATAAGACTTGTATAAAATTATGTGTAGGTCTTTAGACAAATTGATATTTATATTAAATGAGAACGCTATCAACAGTATTAATTAAAAGTGGCAGCTTTACTGGAAGTTTTTCTGGGTCAAGTGTTAACGTCACTACTATTTCATCATCATATGGATACTTTGGATTAAATGCAGTTGTAAATGGCATTTTGAGAGTATTTGATGTTGTATATGCTTATGCAGGTGTTGTAGGCAGTGTAACAGGAAGTTTAAGTGGTAGTAAAATAATTGTAAATGAATTAACTGCATCAAATTTATATGCGGAGAAAATCACATTAAATCAAATTACTGCTTCTTCAATTAGTAGTTCTTATATAATAACTTCACAATTAACTGCATCAAATGGTAGTTTTACAGATCTAAGTGCAAGTGTACTAACGTCCCAAACTGCTTCATTTAATTACTTATCTATAAATAATACGGGATCTGCACCAACAAATGTGACATCATCAGGATTGACTGGTGAAATAAGATTTGATAACAATTTTATTTATATATACACCAATGAAAATTGGTTAAGAGTACCAATAGCTAAATGGAATTAACCCTTCAATAAACTCTTTATTTTATCTGGAGTGGCTTCTTCAATAGGTACACCCATTCTTGACTTTAACATTCGTAATGCAGCTTTAGGATTCATTCTGCCGCAATTAAAACCTATTATATTGTGTTTTCTACAAAATTCCTGCAATTCATACACATCATCAGTATTATACTCCATAGTGGATTGTAATTGAGGATTGTCTTGTTGTTGCTTTTTCTTCATCATCAAATCAACCGGATCAAAATTTGGAACACTAGTTGCAGTAGGTCTTTGCATAGACATACCACCTAACATTCCACTTCCTATTGATCTCCATTCTTCCATATTAACTCAAATATCTTCTAGCAAATGCCATATTTCTGCCCTTAAGTTCCTTACCACCAGCAAATCTTTTATATTCAGTATTAATACCAGATTCATCATTTTTCAATGTAGCTTGTACAAACTTAGGAAATTTCTTCAAAGTTCCCATATTAAACACAAAATCAATAAACATTTCTTCTTGTTTTGGTGTTAATTTTGTACCTTTCAATTCTTTGTTAATTTGTATTTTTGCCTTTTCAATATCCTTTTTCAAAAGATCTTCAGCTTGAGAATCAGTTAAACCACCACTAAAATCTTCACCTGATTGTATTTTATGACCATAAGCTATGGTATCACTGCCACCTTCAACACTCTTATGTGGAAACCATAACTTCTTTTTTGCATCATATCCAACTTTATTACTGTTTTCTACATACTTTAAATAGTCAGTAAATGAAGTATTACTTGATGGTTCTTTAAGTGATACTGTTCTGGTAATTGTAGTAGGTGATGTTGATGCCTTTGTTTTAGCTTGTAAAGATGAACCACCAAATGCAGTTGCAGCAGCTAATGCAGCTGTTGCTAATGTCCTCTTCAAATCTTCTGTTAAGTTTGGATCATCAATACTTAAATCTTTAATTATATTACCCCCCCTACCACTAGCGGTAGTTTTTATATCTTTTTCTGCAATAAAGTTTTTGATTGCATCTAATACAATTGATTTTACTGCTGGTACATTTTGACTTGTATTGCCATTCATAGAAAAGTCACTATTTTCCAGATTGGATAACATCAAGAAACCGTGTTGAACAACTGCTCTAATATAACCTTTTTTTATTGCATTATCATAAGTACCAACCAAAGTTGTACCTACCAAAGATGGATCATTTTGTTTAATCCATTCTTCATGACTCCAACCTGCTTCAGCTACAGTACCACTTGGTGTAAACCAATATTTCTTTTCCCGTGGTGTTGTAGAACTAAATCTCAACATCCTTTGTTCTCTCTCTCTTTGTCTATCTGCATAGTAATTTTCATCAAATTGTCTACCTTCTGAACCAAAATGATCCAAATGATGATAAACATCATCAAGATATTCACCTGCAAGATTCAATTTAGACTTTACCCAATCTTCCAATTGAGTA